GACGGCGCTGCTGCTGCTGCTGAGTTACGAGGCGCGTCCGGTGCGGGGGCGGGCGGGGGAGTAGACGAGACCACGCGACGCAGACAACAGCCTGGGAGGACCCGATGAAGCAGACCGCAGCAGCCAAGCAGGTGACGAGCGACGAACTAGCCGTGCTCTCCCATATCCGCAAGGTCAAGGAGACCGGCTATGGGGAGATCATCCTCACCATCCACCGGGGCCGGGTGACAGACATCAAGCGCACGGTCTCGGAGCGTGTAGACATAGACGCAGCGTAACCACAACCGGCAGCACCCCCAGCATCCGGCACGAGCCGCTCACCTGGGCAAGCGCGACGCAGCGCAAGCAAAGGAGCGGCTATGCCTGTTCTTGCAGATCGGCCAGTAGACAGCCCGTGGACCGCGGCGATGGTGTGGGCAGCATTGGAGCGGTATGCAGAGCTTCAGGCTGCTAGGGAGAGCATTGCGGACGTAGAGAGGTATGTTGACGCGACACATGGACTGCTACACCTACGCACCAAACGGGACTTGGTACTCGCCTTGCGGCATTGGTTACTACAACAGAGTGACGCCGAACTAGACCGCTCGCAGGGGTGGTGCCAGGGAACCGCCGAACGCAAACTAAGGAGGTTCTGCAACAGAATCCAGAAATACCTGACGCAGGGTGTCCGCTGATGCCTACTACTTGGTGTCCTCATGTAGTAAGCATGGACAAAGCAGCGTTCGTGGCACTCATCAAGGAACACCACCCGGCCATCGCGGGACAGTGCAAGCGTGTGCACGCCTATTGCGGCGCTGGTGCCTGTGAAGTGTCAGACCTCGTACAGGTTGCGCACATGCGCCTCTGGCAGAAGCGCGACCACCTCGATGTAATGAAGCATCCCAATGCGTACATCGCCCAAGTCTCGCGCAATGCCGCACTCAACGAGATCAAGCGCCTGCGGAGATTCGTAGGCGACCCGACGGACCTCCAATGCCTCACTACAATAGCAGCGCGAACATGAACATAGTCACGTGCCCAGCCTGCGGGCGGCGCACAGAACGTGCCGACCTGACTCATGGGCGCTGCCATTGTGGGTCCTTGGTCGTGGAAGGAGAGAAACACTTTGCCCATACGCATAGACCCGAACCTCATAGCGACGGAAGCGCAGAAGGCCGCACGGGCCGCAGCCTCGGCAGGCTCCGCGCCGAGCCCCTTCGCCGGCCAGGTCTGCCCGCGCTGCAACGGCAGCGGTCACGCTCGCGTCGGGGTATGCCGGCGGTGCCAGGGGGATGGCTGGCTGGTGCCGAGACGGGAACGGGCGCGGGCGGCGCTCATGGCGATTGGCGGGTGACGGGAGCGATGGGCAAGAAGTGCGGAGCGAAGCTGCGAAGTGGGGGCCGGTGTGGACAGGCAGCAGGCCATCGCACCGTTACTGACCGGCAGGAGGTGCACACTTGCCGGAACCACCAGACCTGCGCGGTGTGACAGCGTAGCACATCGGAGCCCGATGCACCGAGCCGCGCAGGCAGAGCGCAACTGCTAGGAAATCCCGAGCAGTTCACATAGGGGAGTGGCGCGAGTCGCCCATGCTGCGGACCCCCGCAGGCTCCCCGGCCAGAGTATGCCGATGCGCGGTGATAGGCCGCGATACGGGCCAGCGACCGGCGGGCCGGTACACCCGATGCGGGCGGAGTTGCCTCGACAGTGGGATACCGCTACCCGTGCGAGCTTGACGGCCACGAGAGACTAACGGGTGGAAATCCCTACCTCGGCTAAAACAGTCGGGGCGCAATCGCAGCACGGTAGGCTCTGAGCCAAGACGCAGCCCGCGCCCCGCCAAGTAGACAACAGCCGTCCTCTTCCGAGGGCGGCTTTTGCGATTCCGGTGGCAGGCTTCGGGAGTTCCTCGCCCGTTCGCCCGGAGCCTGCCGCCAGAAAGAACGGGCGAAACCATGTTGACCGCGAACATCGCCAATATCGTCGTTGACTCAGAGTTTAAGGGTTACATCCCGCCGCTGTCAGAGGACGAAGCCGCCGGGCTATTGGCATCCTGCCTGCGCGAGGGGATTCGCGATGTACTGGTGGTGTGGGCTGGCACGGGTATCCTGCTGGACGGCCATAACCGGCTTGAGATCGCAAACGAGCACGGTCTGCCCTTCACTACCCGCGAGGTTGAACTACCCGACCGCAAGGCGGCGGTCAACTGGATCATTGACAACCAACTGGGCCGCCGCAACCTGCATCCCGACGCGGCCAGCATCCTGCGCGGTAAGCGGTACGCGAACGAGAAGACAGTCGGGCATGGCGCGAAATCTGTCCCTCAAAATGAGGGACAGAACCAGACTGCCGAACGCCTCGCCGAACAGACTGGCGTATCCCGCGCCACCATCGAGCGCGACGCCGACTTCGCCGAAGCGGTAGACATCCTTGACGCCAGGGGCATTCTCGACAAGCAGGCCGTGATGGCCGGGAAGTCGCCGCTGACGAAGCAGGACACGGTGAGGTTGGCCGAAGTCGCCGCCACTGACGCTGACGCTGCAGCGGAGTTGTTTGAGGGCTTGTCTTCAGATGAACCGGAGAGAGTGGCCGGGGCCAAGGCTGTTGCGCGCGGACAGGAGCCCTGGCAGAACATCCACTCGTCAAAGTCAAACGAGTGGTACACCCCAGAGAAGTACATCGCTTCGGCGACAGCCGTAATGGGCGGGATAGACGTTGACCCTGCATCCAACGACCGCGCCAACGAGATAGTCAAGGCGGGCGCGTACTATACCGCCGAGACGGACGGGCTGTCTGTCGATTGGCCCGGCCGGGTGTGGTTGAACCCTCCGTGGGGTGGTCTGCAGGAGAAGTTCGTTGATCGACTCATGGCGCAGGTCGCAGCAGGAGTCGTGACCGAAGCGGTTGTGTTAGTCAACGCGCACTCAACAGACACGCGGTGGTTTCAACCGCTGTGGAACCACACGCTCTGCTTCACGGATCATCGAATCAACTACTACGGGTCAGAGGGATCGGGGTCAACACACGGGTCAGTCTTCGTCTATATCGGGCCGAACTGGGAGCGGTTCGCCGAGGAGTTCGCGCAGTACGGGGCAGTCGTTCGGAGGGTTGCGTTGTGAGCAGCAACCTTCGCAGCAGGGACGCCTACAGAGACGCGGCGTGGGATTGGTCTGTTCTGAATGGCTGCTTCGGCAACGGCATCAAGCCCTCCGATATTGACGGCATGGTCGAGAGACATGGGTATTTCCTGTTCCTTGAAGCCAAGCCGGTCGGTGGCAGTATGTCGGGCGGGCAACGGATCGCGCTGCAAGGGCTGTCGCTGAAGCCACTGGTGTCAGTCGTTGTGTTCTGCGGCGACCATAGCACGCTTCCTCCGCTCGTCACAGAAATCACCATCATTGCCAGTGGTAGACCCCACTCTATCGGCGATGCTGGCTTGGGCCTCTTGCGCGCGCTGGTGCGCCACTGGTATGTGTGCGCCGAGGAGAATAGCGGAAGCGAAGTAGACTGGTCGCGGTTCACACGGCCGCACCAAGCCACGCCGCTAGTGCGGGTATAACCTATCCCGCGCCCCGCAAGTCACCTACCGCCTCGGGAACTGGTAAGCGACGCTTACAGGTTCGCCGGGGCGTCTGCGGTTCTGGAGTAGAGAGTGCCGGAGTATCGCGCCGTCAACAAGCCGCTGGACTGGTTCCGGCCAAATGAAGAGAACTACCGGGGCCATACCGACCAGCAGGTAGAACTCCTGCGCGGGAGCCTACGGGAGTTCGGGGTCTTCAAGAACGTGGTGGCGCGACCGGACGGCACGGTCCTGGCCGGGCATGGTCTCATCGCCGCCGCCAAGGCCGAGGGGCTTGCCGAACTGCCGGTGCACGTCTTCGACGGGGACGACGCGCAGGCCCGCGCCCTCATGGTGGCCGACAACGAACTGAGCCGACCGGGACTGGTGCAGGACGACCCCGACCAGCTTTCACAGTTGCTGACCTCGCTGGCAGACGACGGCCTGATGCACCTGACCGGCCACGATGACACCAGCCTCGCCGCCCTGCTGGAGGAGGTCGCCGCGCAGAGGCCACCGACGGGTGTTAGCCCTGACAGTCCAACAGTAGCCCGCCGCTGATAGCGAGGGCGGCGCAGAATGTCCAGCCCTCCAACGCCCTGAGTGCCCGGCCTCGCCGGGGTGAGTAGCATGGCAACCGCACCCACCACAACCGACGCAGACTCGACGGAAGATGCGGCGATTCAGCCGGAAGTGTGGCAGGAGGCCGTCTGGAAGGCTCACTGCAAGGGCAACCGCAACGTTGCCAACCTCTGCCGCATCTCTGAAGCGACGGGCGGGCCGAAGCGTTGGCACACGATCCGCGACTTTGTAGACAGGCGTAAGCGCGACCTCGCGTTGGCCCTACAGCCCGAAGCGGAGCGCGCCGACTATGAGGCGGGACTGGAGTCGGACCTGGAGGACGCGGACGCCATCTATAACCGGGCGGTGGCAGAGGGCAACGTGAACGGGCAGATCGGGGCGCTACGGGCCAAGATGGAGGCGCGGAAGGGTCTCGCGAACAGCCGGGGCGTAGTGACGGAGCGGGCGCAGGTCGGCCTCCACGGCGTCGCGGGGCAGCCCCCGGTGGGCGTGGCCGTCTCCATCGTCCCGCCCGCCCCCAAGCAAGCGGAAGACAATGCCGACCCCGACACCTCAGACGATCACGATTGAGGCGCACGACAAGCAGCGTGAGTTCCTGCTATCGAAAGCCCCGAACGTAGTATTCCAGGGCGGGGCGCGGTCCGGCAAGACGTGGGCGGGGTGCCTGAAGGCCCTGCTCATGCTGCGTCAGTACCCCGGCGTGTGGGGCATGTATGTCTCGCCGACGTACAAGCAGCTACAGCAGGCCGCGATGCCCCACCTGCTCAAGCTGGCGGACAAGTTGGACATGATCCGCCACTGGTCCTTCAACAAGAGTGAGGGCATTATCAGCATACCCGGCGGGGGCACGATGCTCCTGCGGTCGGCAGAGGACCCGGCGGCGCTACTAGGCGCAACCCTCGGCTGGGCAGTCGGTGACGAGGTCGCCCTGTGGCGCAAGCAGTCATATGACTTCCTGCAAGACCGCCTCTCCGACCCGGAGGGGCCGCGTCAAGCGTTCTTCACGTTCACACCGAAGGGGCGCAACTGGGCTTACGAGATACTGGGCATCCCGCGTGACGGGCTGCAGATCATACATGCCACGACGCACGACAACTGGACCCTGCCCGATGACTACCACCAGCGCCTGAAGACAGAGCACGGTGAGGGAACGCGCTACTGGCAGCAGGAGGTTCTCGGCGAGTATGTGTCATGGGAAGGGCTGGTGTACCAGGCCTTCAGCATCGAGACGCACGTCAAGCCGCTGCCTGCCGACGTGCAGGTCGTGCGCACGGTGCTGGCCGTAGACTGGGGCTGGTCCAACCCCGGCGTGATGCTTCCGGTGCAGTTGCTGGCCGATGGCACGGTGCACGTACCCGATGAGTCCTACGGGCGCGAACGCCCCCTGGAGGCGTGGGCCGAGGAGGCGCGGCGGCTGGGGGGCAGGTACGGCGTGGATGTAGCGACCTGCGACCCGTCTGACCCGGCCAACATCGCGCACCTGCAACGCGCCGGTATACGCGCCCGCAAGGCCAACAATGAGGTGCTGCCCGGCATAACCGCCGTGGCGGGCCTCCTGTCTACGCTGCGCCTGACGGTGGACCCGTCCTGTGAGAACCTGATACGCGAACTGGGCATGTACAGCTACAAGCAGCGCCCGGACGGTACGGTGCGGCCCGACGAACCGGACAAGGTTGACGACCATGCCTGCGACGCCCTGCGGTATGGCGTGATGGAGCTACTGGCGCGTCCATTGGCCGATAGCGTCGTCCTCGTGCAACCCAAGACGCCCCTGCCCGACCCGCTCAGTCAGCCGCCGCAGACACGCCGCGAGAGTACGCCGAACCCGTACCTGGTGCGCAAGCAGCCCCTGCGGTACGGTCCCTAGCGCCGACACATCCAACCTCGCGCGGAGAAACTCGTGGCCGCCATCACTTACCGCCTTGGACAACTGGTGGGCAGCGTAGCCAAGGGCTACCGCGACGCCTCCCGCGACAAGACCGCCAAGCCCAAGCCCCCCGAGGTCAGCACGGAGAAGGGCTTTACCGGCCTGAAGGTCTTCGCTGGTCTCATTGACGAGGAGTACCAGGAGACACTAGACGACCTCCAAGACCGCATCGAGACCTTCGACAAGATGCGGGCGGACGGCGACGTGTCGGCGCTGGAGGGCGCCATTATCCTGCCCCTCCTGGCAGCGGAATACTCCGTCGTGCCGCACGAGGACGCCGCCGATGAGAAGCTGGCGCAGGAGCAGGCGGACGCGGCGAACGCCATGCTGGATGAGTTGTCCGTCCCGTGGGGGCAGGTGCAGGCCCACGCCTACCGGGGGCTGTGCAACGGGTTCTCTTTTGCGGAGAAGGTCTGGACGCAGCGCAACGGCATGTACGTGTGGGAGCGCCTCGCCCCACGCCGCCCCGATAGCGTCTACGAGTGGATATTCGACGAGGAGGGCACGGGCACCCTGGCCGCCGTGTCACAACAGGGCTACCGCGTCCGGGGCGACAAGAGCGAATGGACGCAGACGGAGCCTGTCCCTGTGGACAAGTTGCTGCTGTGGACCTACCGCCCGGAGTATGGCAACCCCGAGGGGCGTGGCATCTTCCGCGACGTGTACCGCCATTGGTACATCAAGGACAAGGCCTACACAGCGGCCTGCATTCGTATCGAGCGCCTCGCCTGCCCCACGCCCATAGCCGAGCCGGTAGCGGACGCGGCGGGCAACTACCCCGACCCCGGCACGACCAACCTGGAGAACTTCCAGGAGGCGCTGGGCCGCCTGCGTGTCTACGAGGCAGGGGCTATCATCAACCCCGCGGGCTACAAGGTCAGCCCGTTTGAGCTAGGCGACCCGTCCGTTCCCTGGATGGACTTCATTACGCATCACGGGGGCATGATCTTACGGGCGGGCCTCGCGCAGTTCCTCGCGCTCGGGCAGGATGGCAACACCGGGGCGTGGGCGCTGGCCGAGGACAGTAGCAGCTTCTTCCTCATGGCGCTGGCCGCCCATGCCAAGTGGTTCTGCGACGTGATGACACGCCAGGGCCTGCGCCAGTGGGTAGACGCGAACTGGGGGCGGCCCAAGGACGGACTGTACCCGAAGATGGAGTGCAGGGGGCTGGGCGTCAAGGACAAGAAGGCGACGGCGGAACTGTTCCGCATCCTCGCCGGGGCGCAGGAGAACCTGCTGGAGCGCAAGGACGAAATCGCCAACGTCATTCGCGAAGCCGTCGGCGTGGAGCTAGTGCCCGAAGAGGAGATCGAGGCCGCGAAGCAGCGGCAGGAGGAGATGGAGCAGCAGGGGCTGGCCGCCATGAAGCAGGCCGCCAAGGCCCCGGCGCAGCAACAGCAACAGGTACCTCCGCAAGCGCCCGTAGCGCCGCAAGCGTCACAGAAGCAGGTCGGCAAGCAACCGCCCACTGCGAATGTGAAAGCGGCCGAGGACGAAGCCTCGTGCGAGCACGGGGCGGTTCTGCGCCTGGCCGACCCGAAGTTTGACGCCGCGCTGGGGCAGGCCGAGACGGACTTCCAGGCCGAGGGCTGGCAGATCGTCCAGGGCATGATTGACGGGTATGTGAAGAAACTCGCGCCCTTGGCCGAAGCGGGTGACTACGTGCGCATGGCGGAACTGACGGTGCCGCTGCAGGGCAAGTACGAGAACTGGCTACGCCGCTACCTGGGCAAGGTCGTGGACCTGGGCCGGGAGCGGCTGGCGCGTGATACCGGGCGGGAGCCGGGGCCGAAGTCCCGCAAGCTCACGAACTGGGTGACGGGAAAGGCGCGGCTACTGGCGGAGGGCCATGCCGCGAACCTGAAGTGGACCGTCTGCCACACGCTCATGGATAGCCTGCGCGGGGGCAAGAAGCCCGCAGCGGCAATGGGCGAGGCCGGGGCGCTGATGGCAAGTGAGATGACCGACCGGCTTGACGCCGACCTGAATACAGCGGCGGCGGAGGCGGTCGAGAAGGTGCAAGCGGCGGAGTGGAAAGCGGAGGCCATGAATCACGCCGGGGGCGCTTCCGCCGCCGACTACCAGGCCCAGCATTCCGAGATGGTGACGCAGCAGGAGTAGCCCGTGCCCATTCGCCTTGAGGAAGTAGAGCGCCGCGCTGACCAGGCCCGCCGCGATTGGGAAGAGGGTCGCGCTACGCTCGTTACGCCGCTGTACGGTGTGACCGCGCAAGTGGCCTCGGACGTGGCGACCAATGACCTGCGTAATGCGGCGGGCAGTGAGATCATTCGCACGGCGCAGGCCGCCGAGGAAGACGCGCTGGGCATCTTCGGCGCGGGCAGTCCGCCTTCGTGGGCGCAGTGGGCTGTGTTCGATGGGGGCGTTGACGAGCGCACCTGTCCGCTATGTGGCCTGCTGATCGGCACCGAAGTCAAGGTCGGCACGAGCGAGTACTATGCCTATGCGCCGCCCTTGCACATACACTGCCGTCACTTCTACACGTACTTTGAGCGACCGAGTGGAGCGCCCGCCTTCAAGGAGCCGCCCCGTGACATAATCGAGAAGCATGGGCATTTCGTCACGCACCCCGAGAGGTACGCGCCGCTACGAGTGCCGGTCGTGCCAGGCGAGGCCAACTTCTCCCCGCGCCGGATACGCGACCCGCAGACGGGCGAGTACACTGAGCACCTGCGCTGGGTGAAGCAACCCGACGCGCCGCTATCACAGGGCGCGCAGACGCTGCTGACCTCGCTGTCAGAGAAGTCGCAGGTGATCCCGGCGGAGGCGTTCGGCGCGGGTGGCAGCAGGGAACTGCAGGAACTGAGCCGCGCCGGGTACGTGAACATCGTCAGCACCCTGGGTGAGCCGCAGACGATGCGCGTCACGAAGGGCACGGTGGGGGAGGTCGAGGAGTTCCTGCGGCAGACGTACGCGGGGGCGAAGGTCGCCAGCATCCGGCAGGTGGGGACATTGGAGGTCGCACCGGGGATGACGGTGCCGCAGTGGGATGTGGTGTATGCGGAGAGCAATGCCAAGCGCGTAACGCTGAACAGGTGGGGAGTGCTGGCGGCTTCAGTGGCGGCAGAGCAAGAGTAGTTAGACAGTCACACTATCAATCCACGGGCCTCGGCGTATGCCGGGGCCTGTTTGCTTGTAGGAGTTGCAACCCATGCCCTATTCCAGCAAAGCCGACCTGCCCGACCCCGTGAAGAAGCTGTCGCCGCACCAACAGGACATTTGGATGGCCGCCTTCAACGCCGCCTTCGAGGAGTATGACGGCGACGAGGAACGCGCCTTCGCTACTGCCTGGGCAGCGGCCAACAAGGCGCAGGGCAAGGGGAAGGCAATGGCCGAGGAGGTCGTGACCTTGAGCACCGACCCGTTCGTGTTCTGGACCGACGCGGAGGTCAACACCCTGACGGCCCTCGATGCCGCCGAGGTGCAGAAGGACAATGGCAAGCCCTACTCGTGGCACCCCATTGTGCCCGTGGGCAAGTTCCACCACCCCAAGTTCGGCCTGCTGGAGTTCACCGCCGACGACGTAGCGGACTTCGCCGCCAACTTTCGCGCCGGGGTGCGCGGCAGTGACATCCCCGTAGACGAGATAGGCGCACACGAGAGCACACCGGGTGGGGCGGCCTTCGGCTGGCTGGAGGAAGTGGACGTGCGCCCCGATGGCATGTGGGGCAAGATCGGCTGGAACAAGTCTGGGCAGGAGGCGCTGGCCAATGACGAGTACCGCTACATTAGCCCGACCCTGCACACCCGCGCCTTGCCCTTTACCGCCAAGGACGGCAGCAAGGTCCGCAACGTCGTCAAGAGCATCTGCCTGACGAACCGCCCCGTGTTCAAGGGGCAGCCCGCCCTGACTATCAACATGGCGGAGTACACCACCGAGGAAGCTCAACCAGAGCCGGAAGGCGAGGTAACGCATATGAGTGATGAGACGACCACCAAGACACCCGAAGAGATTGCCGCGCTGACGCAGGAGCGCGATGATGCGCTGAAGGCCGCCGAGGAAGCCAAGTCCGCAGCTGAGCAGGCCGCCGCCGACCTCAAGGCCGCGCAGGACAAGATCGCCGAGCAGGACCAGGCGCTCAAGGCCGCCGAGGACAAGGACAAGGGCGTCCAGACGGAAGCCGACCTGAAGTTGGCCGAGGCCGACAAGCGCATTCGGGCGCTGGAGGACGAACGCGCCCTGAAGCTGGCCGAGGATACCTACCGCGAGATCGAATTGGACGGCAACCGCAAGCTGGGCAAGGCCGACGTGGCCCTGTACGCCCTGGTGCACCGGGCGCTACCGGCGGACCTGGCCGCGCAGTTCGCGGAACACGTCAAGGGCGGCGGGCCGACGTTCGTGCAGTTCGGCGAGTTTGGCCTGGGCGGGGGCACGCCCCACGCGAAGGCCGCGAGCGCCGAGAAGCTGTACGAGGACATGGTGAAGGCCGACGCGGACGCGGCGCTGGCCGACGCGACCCGCGATGCGGTCATTGCCTTCGGAGAGGGCAAGGAGTTCAAGAGCTTCGACGCCCTGTATGCCGCATGGCACGACGAGGGCAAGCCGGGCCTGCGCTAACCGGCGTGGCCTGCGCTGCCTGAGCGCACCTTGAGAGAAGACGCCAGAAACCTCCTTCAGAGAAGCCGCCAGAAAGCCACAGCCACCCGTCCCGTGCGCGGTGGCTGCTTTGCTTGAAGGAGGTAGCACCCATGAGCGTATGGGCCAAGATCATCAGCGAGATTGGCCCCGGATACGAGGCTGGCGAGGCCCTGTCGGACGGCGACTTGCTGTACATGAAGTCGGACGGCAAGGTCTACAAGGCCGATGCGAACGGTAGCTCGACCTACCCGTGCATTGGCGCGGCTGGCGTTGCGGTAGCGAGCGGCGACTACGTACAGGTCGTCTTCTCGGGCTGGCGCAACGACGGCAACAGTCTCAACATCGGGGGTCGGCTGTATCTGTCCACTACGGCGGGGTCTGCCACCCAGTCTGCTTCGGGCACCACGCCCCAGCAGGTCGGGTTCGCTACCACGGCGACGGACTGGTACTTCCAGCCGAGCCAGGCGTACAACGTCCCCAACTAACTCCAAAGGAGTGATGAGTCGTGGCTACGAGTGGTCTCTACACCACCGATAACGTCCCGACCAGTCAACTCTATACGGAGTTGCTGCGGGACATCACGCTGTACAACAAGCCGGACCCGCTCTTCCTGTCGCAGTTCTGCACCCGCACCACGAAGAAGACCGTGCGCGTCGGGCAGCAGGCTGGACGGTTCGCGAAGGCCGGTAGCGACATGGGGCGTCCCGACTGGGACCGCTTCGCCTACCGGGAGATTTCGTTGGGAGAGCCGGTCAAGTACCAATTGGCCGAGGGTTATACCCGCGAGGCACTGGAGCGCGGGATGGACTCCTCGGAGATTCGCCAACTCAACGAGGACGCCAAGAGCGCCGACCAGCGCTTGCTGCAGGAGATCGTCCTCAAGTCCATGCTCAACGACGGCGGGTTCTGGGATGCGTCCATGACCCTCGCCCCGCCCTCGTGGAAGAGCAACACCTTCACGACCAGCCACGATCACTACAAGGCGTCCAACGCCTCCGGCATCCCCACGCTGGCGATGATTACGGAGATGCAGGACACCATCGTAGAGCACGGGTACGGGCTGACGGGCGGGCTGCTGTGTCTCATCAACAGCGACCAGGCCAAGAACATCACCGACAAGGCCGAGTGGAACACGACCAGCAACTACGTGTCCACGCCGACGATTGCCGCGTTGCAGAGCGCCGGCATCATCAACGGCCCCACCTTCAACGCCGCAGGTATCCCGATCAGCGTGAACGACTGGGTGCCCGCTGGCTACATGCTCATGGTGGACACCGCCGTCAAGTTCTGCCATTGGCGGGACACCGAGGGCACAGCCGGGCGCGACCTGATCGTTGAGGTGGACGAAGACTTCGTGCGCAACATCACGGAGTATCGGCGCTACGTCTCGTGCACCGTGACGCAGAAGTCCGCCGGCTGCGTGTACTACATCAACGGCGCGTCGTGGACCGACTACGCGGGTTGGACCGTGTAGCCAGGACGCCGAAGACGAACCGGGGCGGGCTGAGACCTCGGCCCGCCCCACCTTTTTCAGACTGACAAGGAGACCACGGACATGGCCGCAGATACGAGTGTGCAGTTGCCGGTGTTGAAGCCCGAGAAGAAGGCCCCCCCGCGCGTCCTCAAGACGGCGGAGGACGTGCACCCGCCGCAGGTGGAGATTGTGGACGTGCCCGAGGGCGCGGTCATGATGCTCCCGAACGGCGACTGGTGCCACAAGGACGCCGCCCTGGAGGTGCTGTACGGCGAGGGCAAGCGGGCCGCCAACAAGTCGGCCAAGGGCATCTTCAGCGAGGTCAACGGGGGCGGGGGAGCGGCGGCGCGGGAACGCAGCCTGCGCGACATCTGGATGCTGCTGAAGCGCGACGACCTGAAGGGCATTTCCCGCAAGTTGTATGGGCACGACAAGGCCAAGTGGTTCCGCCTGGAAGACATTACGCACCCCGAGGTACGGGCCTTCGACGACAAGGGGGAGCCGGTCGAGGTCGAGCCCCAATGGGAAGACGCGCAGTAGAGGAGCGCACCGCGCATGGCCTACGCAACCTGGACGGAAGTGCAGAAGTACCTCCCGCCCGATAGCCAGAAGTCCGAGGCGCTGGAGAACAAGGCCGCCGAGCTTCTGGCCCCCGAGTACCGGAGCATCAACGCCCGGCTGGGCGAGCGGTACGTGGTGCCGCTGACGCTGGCTGACCACCCGAACGCCTACGCCTGGGCCACCGACCTGCACGCCAAGTTCGTCGCCGCCAAGGCGATGGTCGCGGTGCGCTCGCTGCAGGGGCAGGAGGACGGGGCGACATGGTATCCCGACCGCCTGCTGGAGGAGGCCGAGAAGGACCTGCAGGACGCGGTGGAGGGCCGCATCTCCCTGACCGACGCGGTAGAGAGCAGCACGGAGGGCGGGGAGTTCCAGGCGCACGACGGGTATAGCGACCTGACCACCACGGAGCAGGGCTACCTGGAACCGTGGTTTACCCGCCATGACACGTGGTAGGACGCCATGAGCATCGCCGTGACGGTGACAACAGAGGGCGGGGAGCGGGTGGCGCAACTCATGGGCGACCTTGACGAGCGCAGCCAGGACATGCTCCCGGCGTTCCGTGACATTGCCCTGCAGATATACGCCGAGGAGTACATGATCTTTGCGGGCGAGGGCGCTTACCGGGGGCGTGCCGCATGGCCGCGCCTGTCCGACGCCTACGCCAAGCAGAAGGCCCAGGCCACACGTGACGGCGAGACGGTCGGGGGCAGCCTGAAGGTGCTGGAGTTGTCGGGCAAGCTACGGGCCAGCCTGACGAACCCGCAGGACCCCAATGCCATCCTGCAGATCACGCGCAACGGTCTGTACTTGGGCAGCAAGCGGCTGGTCGAGCACCACCGCAAGCTGAAGCGCAAGAGTCGCCGCTGGGTTGAGTCGGGTAGGGAGGGCGAGGGCGGCACGATAGTCGGGCGGCGTTACAATCTCTTCGGAGAGGAAACGCACCTGCAAGTGGAGCGCACCCATGCCGCCAAGGGCACCGTCTACGCCCTCGGCCACCTCCATGCCACCGGAGCGGGACACCTCCCCGTGCGCGAGTCGCTGACGGTCGTAGACGAGCAGGTGGCGGAGTGGGGCGACATCATTACCCGGCACCTCGCCGGAGACACGGCAGGGGAAGCGGCAGGTGAGTTGTGAGCGCCATACAGGACAGCATAACCAATGACCTGCGCGACGCCCTGCACTCCGAGCTACAGACGGACCTGCCCGCCAAGCTGCTGACGCTGCAGGCCCCGGCCTGTGCGAACTTCTACCGCTTCAAGCGCTCGCAGTTGCAGGCCGAGATATTGCCCTGCGTCATGGTGGAGGCCATTGGCTTCCGGCAGAGTGTGGGCGACTTCGACGCCGGGGCGACCGGGGTAGGCCAGCGCGTCTATAGCTTCTACGTCTGGGCCGCCGTGCTAGGGGCCACGGAAGAGGAAGCCGAGGAGCGCATCGCGGCCTATTGCGACGCCCTGGACGCGGTGGTCTGCAACAACACACTGGGCAAGACTAACGTATTTGACACGTGGGTTACGAACTGCGAGATCAGCACGGCGACGCCCTACGAGTCGGACCAACTCAAAGCGGCACGGCTCACCGTGTCCGTGAAGTACTGGCATACGGTGGGTGACACCACCATGTAGTTGACAGTCTGAGCCGGGAACGAGGCAAGCCACCGCACAGCGGTGGCTTGTGCCGTTCTCGGCCAATGGCAAAGGAGCAACCACGATGGCTCTCACCGAGGGCGTGCCGCGCAAGCTCATCAAGTTCGGCCTCAAGGTCCAGACGACCAAGGGCAGCGTCGAGTCCGCGCCCACTACGGTCTTCCCGCTGCCGAGTGACGACAGCATCCAGTACAGCCGGGGCGATGAAGTCCTCAACTGGGGCGACGGCACCGGGTACATGCACACGGTCCTGCAGAAGATCGAGAGTGTGGGCGGTGGACTGTCGCTGCCTATCATCCCCGCCGTCACCAGCGAACTGGCGGACTGGGTAGGCACCGAAGACGACCACATGCAGGGCAAGTGGGCCACGCTGTTCTTCGACTTCTTCGGCGTCTACACGGTGCGGTATTTCGATGTGAAGGTCGGGCGTGCGGAGATCGCCTTCAACCGTGCCGACACGCCGCGCCTGAACATCACGGTCAGCGGCCTGCAGAAGACAACGGGTGTCAGCCTCTCGGGCACCTACGCCAGCGAACTGGTGCCGTACAAGCCCAGTGAGATGGCCCTGCAGATGAAGATCACCGGCGGGGCCTACACCACGTACACCAACGTCCACAATGCGACCATCAACGTTGACCGCAAGCTGGAGTCGCCGGAAGATGGCTCAGTCATCGCGGCGCAGACCTATGCCGAGTATCTGGCGAGTCAGAGCGGCATGGCGGTGACGGGCACCATCGAACGGCGCATGACTGACGCGCTGGTGTGGAATGACTTTGCGGCCGGGACGCTGGCAGCGCTGAAGATCACCTGCAGCCGCGAGGCCAACAACGACGTATTCGAGTGCCCGAGCATCCATTACGATCCGGGCGGCGACGCGCACGCCGGGCCGGGCGATGCCATCACGCGCCAGAGCTTCCCCTTCACGGCGCTGTCCAGCGGGACGCACTACGTCACCGCACCGTTCTCATGGACCGCTACCTAGCGCGACGAGCCAGTAACAGGCGGTGCCCCGCTAGCGCCGCAGATGGGACTTGAGACATGAAGCCAGACGAGATGGCAACCACCTACGTAACGCCCAGCATCGAGGAGGCCGCCGCCCTGCACGCGCTGGGTTGCCCCATTCTGGACGCGAAGCCGCTCAAGGCCAGTGAGATGGCCGGGTACTTGCGGGCTGGCTACTACGTACGGGAGGGCAGCCTCGGGTTCGTGCTGAGCGTCGAGCGCGGCGACTTCGCGGAAGTGCTGAGGGCGTACCAAGACAAGCTCGTCAGGGTGCCCGTGGCCGCCTATCAGGAGGCCGTGGCACGCTGCAGAAAACTCGTCAAGGAGTACGAGAGACATGGACATGGACATGGACAAGGACAAGGGCAAGCCGGAGCAGCCGAGCGCCGCTGAGGCGCCCCAGACCGACAAGGTCTTCGAGACCTTCGCCTTCGGCAGCGTTGTGGAGCGGGAGGTCGTCACGATCCACTTTCCGGGGATGGACCACAAGTGGTTCGTGGCGGCCCGCGCCCCCGACGCGCAGGCCACCAAGCGCATCCAGGCCGCGCCCCTGCGGTTCGGTGAGGGCGAGGACGGGATGACGCTAACGCCCAACGCCTACGCCGCGTACATCGCCAAGTGCGAGGGGCAGGTGGTGGACTTCTGCCTGCCACGCCTGGACGCGGCGGGGCGATCCGTAGGCGAGGTGCGCTACAACGCCCAGTTCATCGGGGCCAACCGCGAAGTGTATGACAGTCTCAACGAGGCGACCATGCGCTACATCGAGGGGGCGCTGGACCAGATCGCGGGACGCGAGACGGGCTTGGCGGAGCAGTTCGAGGCGGCAAAAAACGCCTCTGCGCCGTCTGCGAAGAGTGGCTAGCGCGGACGGCGGTAGGCGACGACGACGTAGCGGAGGTAGTATGGTACAGACAGATGGCCTCTGACCCCGGCGACGATGCGCAGACGCGGGCGGAGAAGAGAAAGCAAGACCTGAATAGGCGGCGGCAGCTCCCCGGTGAGAGGGCTGTCGCCTTGTTGTTCCTGGGACTGTTCCATGATGCCACGTGGTATCTGCAGGGAGGCGGGCAGTTTCCCGATGGCCTACCACCCTACGCACACAGCCCCTACTACCTGACCCTCTTCTCCGAAGTCCTGACGGCACTCCAGACCAAGCGGGCGCGTGAGGAACGCGACGCATTGGCCCTGGCGCGTATGTGTGCCACAGCACCATGAGGCCCACCCATGCCCGAGCAGACCCTCCAGTACGGTATCCAAATCACGGCGCGGCGGCAGAATGAGCAGGCCTTCGTCCAGACGGAGCGCGACCTGCGCGACATCGAGGACGCGGCGCAGGACGCCAACGACGCGCTGGGCGACATGAGCAGCGGTCTGGCGGGCCTCGCTGGGTCTGCGGGCAAGATCGGTGGGGCGCTCAAGGGCGACGTGAGCGCACTGGTGCAACTGGCCGACGCCTCCATGCGGGCGCAGACGGAGGGCATGGAGCGGCTGCGGTCGGGGCAACTGAAGATGCTGTCCGCGCCCTTCGAGGTGCTGCCGAAAGTGGCGCATACCGCCGGGGGCAATGCGGTGCGCCAATTCTTCGAGGGCTGGGGGGACGCGGCGCGGGGGATGCAGGACATGCTGGGCGGGGGCGTCCTCAAGTCGCTGCCCGTGGTGGGTGTCGTCTACGAGCAGATGCAGAAGACCATGCTGCGCCCGCTGCAGGCCGTGGGGCAGGCGCTCGGCTGGGTAACGGACCTCTTCGGTAACACGGTATCCTTTGTCGTGCGCGGGGCCATGCAGATCGGGCAAGCCGTCTGGCAGTTCATGGTCAAGGCCTTCGAGGCGGCCACGAACGCGGCCGTCACGCTGGGCAAGGTTGGCCTCGGGGCGCTGGTGGTGGGCATCGGCGCAGTCGTGGCGGCGGTCGCGGCAGGCGTCAAGCAGTTCAACGAGTATGAGCAGGCGATTCGCTTTGCCGGGGCGGTGACTGGGCTGTTCGGCGAGGACCTTAAGCAGGCCGAGCAGCAACTGTCGGACTTCGGCAAGCAGATGGCGCGGGAAAGCACGTTCACGCCGCTGCAGGTCGCGGCTTCCTTCCGCGTGCTGGCAAGCGCGGGCCTGGGCGTGCAGGAGGTCATGTCCTCCTCGCGGGGCGTCGTGGCGCTGGCTGAGTCCTCCCTGATGGACATGGACTCGGCGGCCCTCGTCGTGACGCAGACCCTGAACGCCTTCGGGCTGCAGGCCTCGGAGGCCACGCGCATCGCCAACGTGTTCGCGGCGGCGATGGGCCGGTCGGCGCTGGAGCCTGAGGACCTCGCGGCGGCGCTACCGTATGCCTCGGCGACGGCACACGCCTTCGGGATGAGCCTGGAGGAGACGGTCGCGGCGCTGGAGGCCCTGGCGAACGCGGGTATCCGTGGCAGCATGGCGGGTACCGCCCTGCGCGGCACGCTCGCGGAGATGACGGTACAGGGCGACCGGGGCAAGGAGATCCTCGCCAAGTACGGCTTGACGATGCACGACATTGACCCGACCGTGCAAGGCTTCGCGCAGGCGCTGGAGAACGTGCGCCGGGCGGGCATGAGTGCGGCGGACATGATGGAGGTCTTCGGGCGGCGCAGCGGTCCCGGCATGATGATACTGTCCAAGCAGGGCAAGGCCGGGATGGATGAGCTGACTAAGAGCATCACGGGCACGAACTACGCCTTCGAGGTACAGGCGGCGCTCCTGTCTACGGGCGAGGGGCGCTGGAAGTTACTGCGGTCCACCGTGCAGACGGTGCTGATGGACCTGGGGCAGGCGACGGCCAAGGGCACGGGGGCCATCGCCACCATCGTCAACCAGACGCTGCTGCGGTTTCTGGACAAGGGCACCTTCCAGCAGGTAGGCACGGGCATCGGGGCCTTCGTGGGGGCGCTGTTCGGGGGCGTGGACAAGATCGGCCCGCAACTGGAGGCGCTTGGTGCGAAGGTTGCCGCGTTCTTCAGCCCCGAGAGCATGAGCAAGTTGGCGGCGCAGGTACGGTGGGTGGTGAGTGAGGTCTGGACGGCCATCAAGCTCCTGTGGCAACTCGGCAGCGAGGTGCTGCCCAAGGTGGCGCAATGGGGGGCCGAGGCCTTCGCGAACCTCTGGGCGTGGCTGAAGGAGAAGTTGCCGGAGGGCTTCGCGGCGGTCATGGGCTTCGTGCGGGACATGGGGCTGGGCATGATTGACTTTGGCGAGAAGGCCGAGGAGACCTTCCGGGGGTTGGCGGGGCCGATGGCGCAGGTGTTGGAGTTCTTCGTCCTGTTCCTCGATGGTGTGCGGACGGTCGGGACGGGCCTGGACTGGCTGCTACAGAAGGCCGCTGGTGCTGCCGAGGCGCTGCACTTGCCGGGGGCGGGGGCGCTACGGGCGGCGGCGAGTGCGAGTGCGGGCGTGCGCGAGGCAATGGGCACCGGGAGTGACCTGCTCAATCAGGCCGCCGCGAACCTGTACGAATATGGCGGCTACAAGCGCAGCGGCAAGTCCACCGGACCGCGTTGGGTGCGCGATGAGCAGAACGCCGACGCCTGGCGCGACCCGTGGACCACGCGCCGCCAAAACTGGATGCTGGGCATGACAGACGCGGAGGTGCGCGGGCAGATGGCGATGCAGCGCGGCTTCGCGTGGGGCGAGTCGGCGGCCAACGAGTTCCGCCGGGCCGGACAGGTGGGGGCTGCCAGCGCCGGGGGCGGGACGGGCGCTCCCACGACGGAAGACATTGCCTACCCGGCGGAACGTGGCAGGGCGTGGGGAAGGCTCTTTGTGGACGTGGCAGAGCAGACGATGCGCGGGGAACTGAAGGCCCTGCAAGACCAGAAGGCCCGCAACACGCTCCGCCCGGCATGGCAGTAGGTGCGTAGTGGCCCGTACGTAGTTGTACGCATCTTGAGAAAATGACCGACGCGCTTTCCCGAGAGTGGGTATACTGGAGTCGCGAGGCTGCCGTACAGCGACAATGAGTAGACCACTTTTCCGGCCCCGTTCTGCAGGCAGCCTCGCAACTGTCGCGGCAGTACGGGGCCGGACCACTTTCGAGGGAGGCGAGTCGGATGAAGACGCGGATGGTGTTCTGGTCGTTGCTGGCCGTCGTGGTGCTGGCGGTGGCATGGTGCTACGCGGTGCCTGCGGAGTGGCGGGAGCGGTTGACGGAGCCGGTGCAGGCGGCGGGCTGGGATGTGCTGGTGAAGCCGGAGAAGAAGGAAGTCTGCAACAGTTTCGGGCCGCTTGAGCTGAGGGCGAAGCCGATGGCGAAGACACAAGTGTCAGGCGCGAACTTGAGCGCGAGCTTCACGTTCAAGCAGGCCATTTGGCCGGGCATGGGCGGGGCCGGTGGGTACCACCTGGATGCTGTCACCGTCGCGACTCCGTTGGGCAATTTCATGTTCAATGGATACTATGACGATCCGGGACACCCAGGCCAGTGGGGCCTTCTGGCGATGATGACCGGCGTACCTCTGGGTATCGTGTGGTACGACACCCCGACCGATCCCGCCGACATCTACTGGATCGAGGTGCCGTGCAGCGTTGCGATGACCGGAAGCACCGCCACGAAGTTGACGCACAGCACCGTGCCGATTGGCGAGAAGGGCGCTACCCACGCGAAGGAGTGCGTACTTACCGAAGAGTGGTTCGTGCCTGCCGGAACCGAGTACATCGTTACGATAGGCGACCAGAGCTCCACCTTAGTCACCGAAGTTGACAGAACTGCGGCCCTGTCAATGGCCCTTGGCGGGAGCAACATTGACGCAGACGACTGGTCGGCGTACCTCGTGGGCACGAAGTACGCCATGAGCATTGAGAACATCTGCTTCGGCCCGGTCGCGATTGACACCAGCAGTTTCACGGCTCGCACCTGGGGCGGCACATCCGCCTCCGAGAACAAGCTCTGGGTCGAGGGCTTCGGCGGCAACAGCATCGGCTTCTGGTGCAGCGAGGCCTTCTACAACGGGCCTTACGTCTATAACGACTATCCCGGCGGGACCATCAGTGCACCGCTGTCCTATGACTTCTCGGGCTGCATCGCCAAGTGGATGAGTGGGGCCAACGCCGATAGCCTCGCCTGTGTCTGCACCGGCCTCCGCAAACTGTCTACGCAGGAGGACGTTGACAACGGGCTGGCAGCAGCGGTCGGCAAGGACATAGGGCCGTGGACGGGGACGCTGGCGGAACTCAAGGCCCTCGGACGGGTGACGCAGAAGCACGGGTGCTACTACTGGGATACCTGCGCCCCCGACATGCAGGGCACGGTCGAGATATCCTTCCCCTACGACTCCCTCCGTGCCCACGGTGCCCTCGACCATCCCGCCCCCACGTACAAGGTCGAGGGTTGCCAGTATCGCGGGGAGTCCGTCACTGCCGACGAGGAGGGAAACATCACCCCCGCCGACTCCGCAGTCAACGGTGACTACTGGGTGCGGGGGCAGAAGAACGGGCTGGACAAACTCACCAACGGCCTGTACTGGATATGGGCCTTGGACGCGGAGGGGGCCGACTACGCCATCGGCCCCAGCCCCGACGATGCGCCCTACTACATCACCGACGACGGGGGCGGTATCAGCAACATCTATGTTGTCAACGAGGCGGCCTACACGGATGCGGTCATCAACGAGGACTTGGGCTGGAAACGCTTCACGGGGCTGACGGGCTTCGGGCCAAGCGTGAGCCTGCAGGCCAACCCGGCGGACCCGGACACCAGCACTCCGAGTTTCAGCCACGACGGGACCTTCATCTTCGACGCTTGGCCGCTGTCGGCTACCTCCCGCACGGGGACGCCGTACATGCCAGACGTGTACGCCCTGCACCACCGGGGCGCGACCTATGATGCTAACCACAACATGACCGGCTTCGTGGGCCTGGGCATCTATGGCCCCGGTCCCGCGCACGACCACACGGACTGGGTTGCTTCTGCCGGTGTGACGGTGCCTGACGCGAACGGCAACTTCACCGTCACGGCGGCAGGCGCAACGCTGACCCTGACCATTGCCAGCAACTTCATCGCACGCAACACTGAGGCGAAGGGCACCGGGCACCCCGGCACCTGTCCTGTGCCCACCTGCTACCAGACGACGAAGGCCGATGCGCTGTACGGTCTCTACACCAGCGAGGCGAGTCACGAGGGCATCTATGATTGGCGCGGGTGGCGCTATCTGCAGTCCAAGTTCATCCTCCCCGAGGCTGTGACGACCACGACCATCGGGACACAGATCAGTTACTACATGCACCTTGACGGGGTGACCGACAACCACAAGAGCGACAACAGCCGCCAGACGGAATACTCGTTCACACCGGGGACGCTCTACACGTATAGCCGCGATGCGAGCATCACCTGGCGGGACGAGACGACCCGCGAGGCCCCGTTCCTGTTCGACCTGTACTGGGCCGAACGCCCGGTGTCGCTCGTGACGACCCTCCAGTTCACGTTCACCGACGTGGGCGACTACCGGATCGAGGAACCGGAGCTGTGGCTTGACCCCGGCGACAAGCAGGCCGGGCGCGAGGCCTACGTGCGGCCCGGCGAGACGGTGGCATATCACGGGGGCGGGCACAAGTCCTGCGAGTCCTACATGTACGCGCAGGGCGGCCTGTCAGGCTACGTGGATGGCATGTTCGACCGCGCCCTCTACATGCCTGACAACGCCAAGGGCAACCAGATCGAGTACTGTTTCCCCTCGCTGAACGTCCTCTTCGCCGGGGCCAGCGGCCTGGACATGACCTCCGTGTACACGCTGGCCGGGCTGCCCGTCACGAACAGTTCCGACGCCTGGGAATGGATGTACTACGGCGAGGGTCAGCACATGACGGACGGGGACGGCAACACGCTCAAGGTCCTGAGCATGGCCGACCTGCCCCCCTCGATAGACAATCTGCCCGACCCGGCAGTGCGGTGCTTCAGGATCGTCTGCGTCAATGGCCTACCCTATACCTTCCGGGGCACAAAACTCCTCGGGGGCCTCGGGCACGGCATGGCGAAGAGTGCCGACTACACCAGCAAGCGCGGAACCATAGATGCAGACGGACTACCCGAGACGCAGATCGGGGCACTCTACCGCAGGCCCCTCGGGTCTACGGACGATGCTGACTACGTGCTGGTGGACAGCGATGTGCGGTGTGACGAACACGGGCATTGGACGGCCCCGCAAGACTACACCGACCCGTATGATGACGGACCGGACAGTGCCTCCACCAGCGCCCTGCAGGTGCAGTACGAGTATGCCATCAAGGGCAAGGGCACGAGCGACTATGAGAGTCTCGGGTGGTTCGCGACGCGGGAGTTCTCGGCGGTGGATGTGCTTTCCATTGCGGGGATCCAGCACCCCTTCCTCCGCGAGGGATGCAGTGCCCGCCTCTACCTCGTCTGCAAGAAGGACTCCGTGGTGCATATGTGCCGCTTGCCCAACGGTATGTCCTGGGATGATGTGGATACCGGCTACGTTGCGTCAGGTTTCGCGGAGTGGCCCGCACTGGCCTACCATAGGCCATTCGCCTTGGGGTCGCTCATTTGCGGCACCACGGCGCAGGAGGCCCATCGCTGGCGCGGCGACCATAACGATTGGGAGACAGCGCAGAGCCTCGCCGCTCTGGGCTACTCCTATCCTTACGTGGACTGGGGTCTCAACACCAACTATTACTACCTTGCCGGGTACAAGGGCGGATCACACATGCTGGCCGCCTTCGACGCGCTGACGGGCGAGGTCGAGTGGCAGAAGACCATTGCAGCGGGCAGTGACGCACCGGGGGCGCTTGGCATACAGAGCGGTCTACGACAACTCGTGTACGCGCTGCCCAGTGGCGATGACATTCTCCTGTACTGGAGCCGTGACGACGGGGACACGTGGACGCTCGGGGGCACCTCGGCGAACCTGTCCTACCCGTCACTGGACTGCGCCTGCGCCCAGCGCTTCTACCTCGCCGGGTATAGCGCCGGGAGCGCCTACTGTGAACGGTGGAACTATGGCCCCGCAATGGCGATACGGGCAACGGGGCGCAAGACCGTGGGCACGGTGGACGCTGACCGCGTGTGCATTGCCCGGCTACGGGGGCTGTGCCTGCCGGTCATCGTGGCTGTGAAGGACGGCGACCTCGTGGCGTTCCGCAGTTGGAGCGACGCGGACACATGGACGGAGATGGAGACAGTGCTGACGGCATAGACGCGCACCGGATCGGAAGCGGATACATGGGCCTCGGCAAACGCCGGGGCCTGTTCGATTCCAGAGAGAGGGAGGCAGAGAATGAAGGGTGTCGTGATCGTCGGCGGGCAGGGGACGCGGCTGCAGCCCGTGACCCGTGCCATCAACAAGCACCTGCAACTGGTCGGGACGCTCCCGATGTTCTTCTGGCCGCTGCGTACCCTGGCACAAGCCGGTATCGAGGACGTGCTGCTGGTGTGCGGAGGGAAGACGCCCGGTCACTTCATGGAACTGGCGGTCGACGGGCGCGAGTTCGGCCTGCATCTGCTGTATGCCTACCAGCATGAGCCACGAGGCATTGCCGACGCCCTGCGCTGCGCGGAACGCTACGTGGGCGGAGATGACTGCTGCCTGATGCTAGGAGATACGATCCTTGACGACTGCCTCGGCGACTTCCTGGCCTGCTTCGACGCACAGGGCTACGGGGCGCGGATGCTGCTGCAGGAGGTGCCCGACCCTGAGCGTTGCGCCGTCGTGGAATGGGATGAAGCGGGGCAAGTGAGGCGCATTGTTGAGAAGCCCGTCGCGCCTCCGTCCAACATGGCGGTACTTGGGGCCTACTGCTTCGACCGCAAAGTGTGGGATTATCTGCACTCCATGCGGCCCTCTGAGCGCGGGCAGTACGAGGTCAGCGACCTGCTGCAACTGTACTTGATGGCCGGGGCGCTGACCTACAAAGTCTACACGGGACAGTACGCCGA